TCAAGAGTATTTATACCAGCTGGCTAAAACTAGTTTGAGTAGTTTTGAGAATGTTGAAATTCTCAGGCTGGATTCTATAGTTGCTTCTGCTCGCTTCGAACCTAACAGTCTCGATTTTGTCTACATCGATGCAAGCCACGACTACATCAGTGTGCTTCCAGATATAGCTGCTTGGGCTCCCAAGGTGAAGACTGGCGGTTTCGTTTGTGGGCATGACTATAATCCAAGGTGGCCTGGAGTTAAACAAGCTGCCGAAGAATATGCAGAAAAGAATAGCTTTGTTTTGCAGCATAGTTTTAATACAGAAGTGGAAGAAGTTGACGACTGGTGGTTTGTAAAGGAGAAATGATGATTCTTCTTGATGTAGCTAATAACTGCAGACATGCTCCTTGGATAACTATAGATCTTGAACCCTCTGCAGATATCCAATTAAACATAACTAAAGATCATCTGCCATTTGAAACCAACAATGTTGATTTTATCTACTCTTCTCATACACTGGAGCACATATGGCCCGATCGACTTAGTTTTGTTTTGGGGGAGTTCCACAGGGTTCTTAAACCTGATGGAGTACTACGGGTTTGTGTTCCAGATATGAAGAAAGCAATATCTGCATACACCTCAGGAGACACAGATTTTCTAAGTGGCTCTTGTATACGAATTCCTGGCAGAACAAATACAAATCTTCACAAGATGCTATCTTGGGCCTTTTCTTATTTTGTTGGTGAAGATCTTAATCGTGGTTTTGGGCATGTGACAGGGTTTGATGCAGAAACACTTGTGGAGGTACTGAAACAAGCTGGCTTTAGAAATACAATTGAAATACCATACCGGGCAGGCAATCCCGTCTTTGGTGGTTTGGACACAGTAGAACACGAACAATTTTCGGTGTATGCTGAAGGTATAAAATGAGTTGCTCTAAAACTACGAAACGATGTGCAGGTGTACACCCCTGTTGTCAAGATCATCTTCTGGAGATGCTTGATTTCATTCATGATCTATTCACCAAAGTTGGAATTTCCTATTGGTTAAATTTTGGTACGCTTCTTGGTGCGGTCCGTGACGGTGATCTGATTGTATGGGATGAGGATGTTGATGTTGGTGTCTGGCATGATGACGTATCGAAGATTATGTCGCTTCGTGATGACTTTAAGAAGATTGGTTACCAACTCATGGTGAATACTATCGAGATGAACAACCATGATAAATATGTGTGCTCTATCACAGTGTACTACTCCAAGTTGAATCTTCTCCATATGTGCCTCACTACTTTCATTACAAAAGATGGTATCGCCAGATGTGTTGAATATCCTGGAATGAATTTTCCCATCAATAATATACGCAATCCATCATTAGCTTCCGTTCGTGAACATGAATTTCCATGTCCGACATCTTCTGAGGTTGGTCTTGAGAATTACTATGGAAAGGATTGGAAAACTCCGAAGATAAAGAAGTGGATGAAACATCTCGCAGAGTCTGACCAACTTGATCCGCGTGTCAAGAAAGCCTTTGATGATTTTCAGGAGTATGATTATGAACCAGGATGCGAAATCAAACCAGAATAAGGTGGTATATACATCCGGATGTTGGGACTTGTTTCATGTGGGACATCTGAGGTCAATACAGCGAGCTAAAACCAATGGCGGTATTCTTATCGTTGGGGTTCTGACCGATGAGTTAATAACAACATACAAGAAACGTCCTCCACTTGAATCGTTTACTATTAGGTATGAGATTATCTCGAATCTACCGTATCCGGATTTGGTTCTTCCGGAGATCCGTCAATTCGATCTGGACAGATTAGCAAATCTTGGTGTTACTAATTATCTTATAGGGGCTGATTGGGAAAACAGTAATGATCCTAATCTCCTTCGTCTTAAAGAAGTTATCAAGGTGACATTTCTTCCTCGGACGGTTGGGGTGAGCACATCAAATCTTCGTTCTAAGCTTGGGAAGTAGTTTGGTAGTAGGAATCAAAGAGATGAAAACAGTTGTTTCAATAGTTGGAATTCGCCCTGACTTTGTTCGGATGTCCGAAGTGTTTAAGCATCTGGATGCCAGTGATAAGATTAATCATATCCTCATACACTCAGGTCAACATTATGACAAAATGCTCTCTGATGTTTTCTTTCAAGAGCTTCAAATTCGAAAGCCTGATTTCAATCTAGGGATTGGTGGTCCTGGTCGTGAACATTTTCAACAGCTAGGTGATATCTCTACAAGTGTAATTACACTATTCCGAAAAGAGAATATTCATCCTGACCTTGTTCTTTTCCTCGGAGACTCAAACTCGGCTGCTGTCTCTATGCCCTTAAAGAAAGAGGGCTATGAAATTGGTCACATCGAAGCTGGAATGCGCAGCGGTGATAAACATATGCTTGAAGAGATCAACCGCACCGTTTGTGATCACTGCTCGACCTTTCACTTCGTGTATCACCAAGATTACGCAGCCAATCTCGTTCGAGAGAATCTTCCTGCAAATAATATCTTCAATGTAGGTAATACTATTGTTGAGGTCTGCCGGCCATTAGCTGAACCTCTGTGGCAACAGAAGAAGGCTGGTAACTATATTCTTCTGGACATTCATCGCCCTGAAAATTTCAAAGACAAGCACCGAATGCAACAGATTTTCTGGTTCGCCGAACGATGTCAACGGGAGTTTGGTGTGCCGGTTCAGATGCTGAATTTCAATCGGAGTTTGCAAGCTGCTTATAAGTTTGGACTCGCATTTGATACAGCTTTTTCGATAGTAGAGCTAATGTCCTACAAGAACTTCTTAGCTGCTCAGTACCACAGCTTGTTCATGATCTCCGATTCAGGTACAGCCCAAGAAGAACCAGCACTTCTTAACACACCAGTCATAGTTCCTCGGGCATATACAGAGAGGCCCCAGTCAATGGCTAACGGGAACTCTTTCCTTCTGAAGTCTCTGGACTGGTTTGCTGAATGGGATGCAGCATGTGACTGGGTGAATGATTACATCACAGGATGTTCAACTCCCCAGCCCAGCTCGATGTGGTTAGGTGATGGACATACGGCCGCTAATATCGTTGAGATTTTGGAGAGAGAATTATGAATTTTCCTTGGTGTAAGTATGAGGAGCTACCACTCCAGCGACGCAATACCCTTCAAGTGTTCATTTGTAACGTATGTAATCGGGTGTGCAGCGGATGTTTCGCTCGCCATGTTATGGATCCAAATTATCCTCATATGCCACTTCAGGAGTATAGAAAGTGTGTAACAGAGTTTTTAGAGAAGGGTGGGCAGCAGATCAACCTTCTTGGAGGTGAACCGCTTCTTCATCTGCAACTTAGAGAAATTTTAGATTGTAATCGAGACCATCAAATAAAAACCACTATTTATACTAATGGTGATCTTCTTGGTCGGTTTAACCCTGAGTTTTTTAGAGGTATAAAGCTTCGGGTCTCAATCTATTCTTTTGATCAGATAAAAGGAGCTTGTTCTATACCGAGGTGTGGTACTTCGTTTGATGCGAATTTTATGATTTCAGCAAAGACCACAGCCCAAGAACTTTTGGATTCAGCAAAGGTATGTGAAGAGGAATATGGATGTAAGACTTTCTTTCTTTTTAATATGCGAGCATTAGATAATCCAGAGAAGGAGTTCTTCACCGACACAGCGGAGACTGGATCTATTCTTTACTACAAGAAGCTGGTTCACGAGTTTATGTGGAAGTATGATGGCTGGATGGATATTCATGTTTCCAAGCGCGGTGTATTTGAGAGCACAACAACTTTGCCTGATACGAAATGCAGGTTTGCCAACCAGTTCATCGGAGGAAGAATTATTCAGTGTCCATATGATGTTGTAAATTGCAAGTACCAAGATAAATATGAATTTGGTGTTCGGTCGTGCCAGCAGAATAACACTTGCTTGATGTCCAAAGTGATTTATAGGAGGATTCAGGAACATGCAAAGTAAGAGGATCTTAGTTGTTGGAGGTGCCGGTTATGTCGGTGGTACTCTTACAGATCAACTAATCAAAGCTGGTTTTGACACAACCGTATTTGATGTGTTAGCCTATGAAGAGCGGTACTTGAAGGACGTCCGGTTCATCTATGGAGATGTCCGTGATCGGACCAAGCTCGCAGCGATCTTGCCTAATTATGACACTATTGTAATTCTTGCAGCGATAGTAGGGGATGGCGCCTGTGCCGCCGATCCGTTCTTGACCCAAGCAGTAAATGAAGACTCAGTCAAGTGGCTTGTTGAGAACTTCGAAGGCAAAATTATCTACCCCTCAACCTGCTCAGTGTATGGAGTCAACAACGAGTTGATTGATGAAGATGCTAGGCCGAATCCGCTGTCCATTTATGCGTCAACCAAACTTGCTGCTGAGCAGTACATTCTGGACAAGGCTGGTGAGCGGGCACTGGTGTTTCGTCTTGGTACATTATATGGTCTTGGGGACGAGCATTCTCGTATCCGACTTGACCTGGTTGTAAATATCCTGACCAAACGAGCTGTCCAAGGTGAGATCCTGCGTGTTTCAGGTGGGGACCAGTGGAGACCACTGATTCATGTCCAAGACGTTGCTGATGCAATGGTTTTTGGGGCTGTCCAGGAAATCACAGGTCTTTACAATCTGGCTACTCAGAATAGTACAATCAAAGAGATTGCTGAAGAGGTGAAAACTGTAATTCCCGGTTGTAAGATAGAGTATACAGAGGGTAGATACGAAGATCTTAGGAACTACCAAGTGTCGTGTGATAAGTGGAAGGATACAGCACTGCTAGGAGGGGGTTGGTATCCGAAATGTGATCTTCAAAGCGGTATTCTACAGGTCGCCCGAGTAATCAAAGAACAACGTATCAAACGTCCTGATGACCCAATCTACTCCAACCAAGCTCATATCGAGGCTCTATACCGAAGGTGGTTGTAATATTCAAGAACTAAGGAGGGTGACCAATGTTGTTGCCATATCTTTTCGTCCGGTGGGTGTATGGGATCACCTTAATCATTGATGGTCTTTGTGTACTTCTGTCCGCAGGGTACGTAAATCCTGACTTGAGTCTTTCAGTCTGGGGCCTGGCTAACTTTGAGCCTTACTCAGATCACACAGACGAAGCCAAACAGGTAGCACAAGAATTAAAGCAGAATGAAAGGAATGCTGATGATTCAGAAACCTAACCTCATCCAAGGTGGTAAGTTTGTTGATGACCGAGGCACCTTGACTTTTTGGAATGCTTGGGACATGCTGGGCATTCGGAGAGCATATCAAGTTCAGAACCACAGGGCGGGCTTCATCAGGGCTTTCCACGGGCATGAGCGTGAAGAGAAGTTTGTATGTGTTTCCCAAGGAGCTGCGCTGGTCATACTCACTCCTCTATATACTTTGGATACCATTGAAACTGTTCCTCCTGTGCTGACGAAGTTTGTCTTGTCATCAGAAGCACCAGCTATCCTTCACATTCCAGCTGGTTACTATAATGGATTCAAAACTTTGACCGACAATACCACCCTTACATTTTATTCTACATCAACTGTGGAAGAAAGTCAAGGTGATGATATCCGTCAACCCTGGGATGTTTTTGGGAAAGAAATTTGGCAGGAGAATTACCGATGAAGATTGTCGTTTTAGGAAGCACCGGAATGCTCGGAAGTGCGGTTGCACAGTACATGATAGAGAGATATGGTCGGGACAACATCTGGTTATCATTCAGAGCAAATGGTGGTAAGAACGAGCAGCTTCTTTTCAAAATCCTTGGTGCATCTCATGGTTTCGTTTTCGATCCTCTTGTAGACAAATGCACTGGAGTGCCAATAGTTGATGTAGTAATCAACTGTATCGGAGTTATCAAGCCATTTGTGAAACAGGTTGGTGATGCTAACACGTTAGCTATCAATTCTGTGTTCCCACATCGCTTAGCAGATTACTGTGTAGAGCATGGAGCAAAACTTATTCACATCACCACCGATTGTGTTTACTCAGGAGCCAAAGGTCAGTACGTAGAAAGTGATGTTCATGACTGCGATGATGTATATGGAAGATCCAAATCTCTTGGCGAGCCTTCAACTAATGCAATGGTACTTAGAACTTCGATTATTGGTGAGGAGATTCACAACAAAGTTAGCCTGATTGAGTGGACAAAATCTCAGAAGGATAAGGAGGTCAAAGGATATACAAATAGCTTTTGGAATGGAGTTACAACTAAGACCTATGCTCAGGTGATTGCCAGTATAATAGATGGAGATCTGTACCAGACCGGGCTGTTTCACGTATTTTCTCCTCAGACAATTAACAAGTTTGAACTCCTTCAGATGTTAGACCAGAAATTCAATCTAAATCTAAAAATCACGCCTACAGAAGATATTAAGAGAATAGATCGATCCCTTTCCACATCAAAACAGCTTTGCAAGAATTTGTGTATTCCTGTGCTTAATGAGCAGATCGAAAAGATGTAGATATGCTTCCTCGAGAAACAAGAGTTTGTCAGGCACCGGGTTGTAGTAGAACATTTGTTGTGCCTGTGACAAGTAAACAGAAGTTTTGCTGCCCCGGTCATGCATTCAAGGGAAAAACACACTCTGAGGAGGTTTGTAAAAGATTTAGGTGTGTTAGAATAGAAAAGGCTTGGAGTAAGAAGAACTTAACACCCAGGGAAGAACGATGCTGCTTCTGTGGATGTAGACAAACTTTTATATGTTTGATTACTTCAAATCGCAGATATTTTAGCGGTCACAACAAAGGTTTTCTCGGTAAACATCCAACAGAGGAACAGAAGAAAGCCATTGGTAGAGCTAACTCTGGTATTGGAAATGGGCAGTGGAAAGGTGGAGTTTCCAAGCAGCCATACCCTTTTGAGTTTCATAAGAACCTTAAAGAGGAAATTTTTCAGAGGGATGGTTGGGTATGTTGGCTTTGTGGAACTACCAGCGATGATGGTAGAAACAAGCTATGTGTTCATCATATTGATTATGTAAAGGCAAATCTTCTGCCTGGAAACTTAATAACTCTTTGTCGGGATTGTAATCTCAGAGTTAACCAGAACCGACTGTTCTGGGGTGGTTTTCTTAGCTATTATTTGTTTCTCTGGTTAGGAATGTAATTATGGCCTGGGCAGTTGTTGGCTATTATACAATCAATTCTTTTTATGAGGAGGAGGCAAAGAGACTAATTCCATCTCTTCAGAAGTTTGGAATTCCTTATTACATTGAACCAATTGAGAGCAAAGGAGATTGGTATTCCAACACTCAATACAAGCCAGATTTCCTGAAGCGAATGCTTACAAAGTTTGCACCAAAATCTCTTATTTATGTGGACATTGATGCTGAGTTCTTGCAGTTTCCTGCTTTGTTTGATCAGCTGGATGAAAAGCCGGACGTTCATATTGGAGTCCACATGTTGGACCACTCTAAGCGGGGACGTTCTCTGGTTGGTCTGGAGATGCTCAGCGGAACAATTTTTCTTCGGAACTCTTCGCTTGTACACCAGTTGGTTGATGCATGGATTCAGAAGTGTATCCAAGGCAAGCCTCACATATGGGATCAGGTGGCCTTGCAACAAGCTATTGGTTCAATACCTTTCTTTACTTTACCCGAAGAGTACTGTACAATCTTTGATTACATGTCTGATGTGAAGAATCCTGTAATCAAGCACTACCAGGCATCTCGTAGGTGTAGAGATTTACAAGATGCACCTAAGGAGGAGCACATAGTTGTACCAGTTAGCAATTCACCACCCATAACAAAAGGTTTAACACAACCACGAAAGATCATTTCTGGAGGATTCGTCCGCTATCATAGAAAGTATCGAGGTTTTGGAGTTTAATGTAGAAATGATAAAAGTAAGGAATTACTATGCTGAGCAGACCCCGTGTATACTACGCGACGCCTATTAGAGGACATCTGGGAGAAAAAGCTCCTATCCAATACATGGCGGAGAATTGCACACGAGCTAAACACAACCTTCAAGTTCTTCAAGCCATGTACCCTGAAATTGAATGGATTTCTGTAGCTCCTTTTGATCGAATCGTGCAGAAGCTTTTAGCTCGAGGTCAAGTAGCGATTGAGAATATTCTTCAGGCAGATTTTGAGGTTGGAGATGAATGTGATGGACTCCTTGCACATCTCTGGGAACCATCAAAAGGAGCTGACCAAGAGTTTGACCGACAAATTTCAAGGGGGAAGGTATGTGCTAGACTTCGTCCAAGAATGTGGCAGATCTGGTTGATGACTGACATGAAGGTGCTTGAGAATTTTGTTGCCCAGCTGATGAACCGAGAGTTGTATTTGCATACATCACCTGAAGAAGAACAGAAAGATAAAGGGGTGGTTGAAGATGAAAACAAAGATAAGTGATTTTCGTAACCAGGTTGCAGAGCTTACGAACAAGCACCCTTCTTGGGGTGCTGCGGAGTTAGCTGGATCCCTTAAATGCACCTCCGACCGTGTTCGGAAGGCATTAGGTTGGTTGCAGAAGAACAAATCTGATTCTGTTCCTCTATTCAATCCAAGTAATCCAATGGTTCGTTCAGATGTTCTTCAGATGCTCCGTCGAAAGAAGAGCGGGATTACGATAGAGGATATTGCCAACAAGCTATGTACCGCGGTTGATAATGTCAAAGGAGTTTTGTCTCATCTGACTCATCACGATGGATACAATATCGTTCCTGGACCAGATGGTGCTTATTGCCTCTCGGATGTTCTTCCTCCTGTTGAGCCTCTGAATATCAAAGTGCTTCGGGGTAGAGAGATTAAGTTTGGACTTTTGAGTGATACTCATATCTGTAATGAACATGAGCGTTTAGATGTTCTTGAAGCAGCATACGATATTTATGCAGGTCTTGGAATTACGCAAGTCTATCATGCAGGAAATATCATTGATGGTGAGTTCAAGTTCAATCGGTATGAACTGAAAGCCCATGGGGTTCAGGATCAGTGTAATTATTTAGCTGATCACTACCCACAACGGAAGGGCATCAAGACATATTTTATCACTGGCACCTGCCATGAAGGTTGGTGGCAAACAGATACGGGTCTTCGTATTGGCTGGTATATGCAGAACTGGTGTGAGGAGAAGGGTCGAAAAGATCTAATTCATATTGGACACCTAGAACAGGATGTTGTGTTTCAGGCCGAGTGTGGAAGCTTCCGTATGCGTCTTATGCACCCAGGAGATGGAACTCCATATGCCATTAGCTATCCTTCCCAGAAAATGGTCGAATCCTTCCAAGGCGGAGAGAAACCACAGGTTCTAGTGTTAGGTCACTACCACAAGTTCGATATGTCTTATCCACGAGAAGTTCTTACTATCATGCCAGGATGTGTTGAAGACCAAACGCCTTTTATGCGGAAGAAGAAGATCGGTGCTCACGTTGGCTTCTGTGTCTGTACGTTAGGCATTCGTCAGGACGGAACTCTTGGGCGGTTTGGAGTTGAATGGGTGCCATTTTACGACCGAGCTTACCACCAAAGACTTAATGGATATCCCGCTGAAGGATAACAAGTGGAAAAGTTTAAGCTGGAGAGAAGAGATGTGCAAAGTTGACCGAGCAGTATTCACAGGGACTAACAAATTTGTCTAGGCTGTTCACACAGCTGACTGGTGCAGTAGTCCCACCTCCTCAGGTTGAGCATCACAGTGCAACCATCGAGACTGAGGTGGGCCGAATCAACTACTGGCTTCAAGATGTTCTTCAAGTGCTGGCCGAGCAGCCGCCAAGTTCACCTAAGATCATTGGAGCCTTGGAAGATAGAGAATTGGGACTGTGCTAATTACCTTGACGATACACTTGACCAATGGTTCAAGCTCTTTAAGAAAATGGGGCTAGACATTGGAATCGTCATCCTGACCCCGGACATGGAGCTACTTGATGTGAAGGAGTTTAGAAAAGCACCAAAAGTTACACTGGGGAGCCCCCTGAAAGAGGTGGTTTTTGGTTCCAAAATCGTAAATGTTGATGGAGAGGTCGTTTTGAAAGGAAGTGAAAGAGACGACCGATGGGGTCCAGGAGGAACAGAGGTCGTGAAAAAGAAACGTAGTCGAAGCTAACAAATCTTCTCTTTTGGCTATGGGTGGGCTGGTGACCTAACTGTGTAATTCCAGACCCACCCTAATTTTATGTTCAGCGACTTCTTGATCCTATACACTTAACAAGTTGGGCTGCACGCTCTGCTATCTCAGAGTACACGACAATAGCTTTTCTCTCAATGTATTCAGGAGCTTCGCTTTCTGGTGAGAGCGGTCCACTAGTGATGTAGACCATTGTTACCATACCAGCAAAGAAAGCGATCAACTCACATGCGATGAATGTTCGGAATCGTATTCTCATCTCTTAAACACCTCAACCATCGGAGTTTCTCTCCTAAAACACTTGCACAAAGGGCATACGAATTTTCTATCTCCTTCGTGCCGAGAGAGTATCCTTCCACCACAGGATTTTTTTGTGCACACAAAAACACGTGGTGGTGTATGCGTATGTACACGTTCTTCTGGCCATTCAATCTTTTCTATCATATTGGACACTCATCCTCATATTCTGTGATATGTGCTTTCGGATGGCCCCGGTGTAATTCTTCCGGGATTTCTTCGAGATTGCTTTTTCGATTGTTGAACGGATTACAATCCTTGTGATGCACATCCATACCTGTCTGAGCATTCATTACCAAACGGTGCAAACGGATAGTGCGGACATGACCATTGATTCTTTTACTGGTTGCTACATACGCCACATCAATCCCTTTATCCTTCTTAGCCCGCCATGTGTATTGAGAAACTAAGAGGTAGTCCTCTTCGTCGATGATTGCCTTCAACGACGAATTGGAAAGTCTAATCTCTACTGAAGGCTTCTCTTTCATATATATAGTATATAGCCAACTCGACCGAAAGCCAACTAAGAAAACAGATTTCTTTTATATTTTTTGACGCGCTGCCTGGATTCAATGGACTCAAGCATCTCCCGCATCTCATTGTTCTCACGTCGTAAGACAGTTACTTCTCTAACATACATGCTCCACTTGTAGCGTCTGTACGTCCATGATGCGAAGCTGATCACCATCAAACCACCCACTATTATGATAGTGAAGAAACCTGTTCCGAACCAGGTTATTCCAAGGTCTTCGAAAAGTTCGCTGTTGTGATATTTGTATTGCAGACTTGCTAGATGCCACAAGCCGCTGATCCAAAAAGACACAACTATAAGACCTGTGATTCCAAACTGAAGTAGTTTTCTAAACAATGATAGTGGTTCAGCAGGATTGTTCATATGCCACTGCTCCATAGAAAACGTTTTGCAGCCTGAATGTCCCCCACAATCTCGAGATGATGAGGCGAGCTTCTTTCGAATTTGGTCAGGCGAAAGGCGAATTTCAGCCCTGGACACCAGAAGTAGTACAGGTTCCGAACATGGTCCCCCCGCCGTTCTCTCCGTACGACATTCTCTAGTACTAACCGCTCACAAGTAACAGCATGCATTAGATGTTCTTCGACCTTCTGAATGTTGGCATAGCTAATCGCATATTTCACTGTCCACCAGCGGATAGTAGAGAAGGCAATGACTATACTTCTTTTCTTGTCGTTTGTGAGAGCTGTTAATCATGCTGAAATGCGTCTTTGTTTTCATCGGATTCCCTTAACTTAGTTGACTGTCTACATATATAATATAAGACATTTTCAACTAAAAGCCAAATGAAAAGTTAAAGATTTCAAGATTATTATCTACTCCCTACATTAAAGCCAATGTGGTGAAGAAGAATAGGCACCACCACTGAGGACCCCAGAAATCTGTCACGTACTCCGGAAGAAGCTTTCTCCACATTTTCTTAACTCCTTAATCACTACTGTCAACGTGATTGATAGATCCACACTTCGAGCAGATACTGGCGTGCTCGCAAGGACCTGTAATATGAATGTTGTTCTTTCTCAACTCCTCTCTTGTCATTGACCTCCACTGATGAGTACATCCGATCTTGAAATACCGAGTTCCTTGGTTTCTGTACGGATGTATCATTGCAAATGCCATATCCGGAAAGTAGAAGATATGAACATCCTGAAAACCCAACTGCTCTTCACCAGGAAGTTGGATCTGACGAAACTCTAGGTACTGAAGACTATGGCAGGTAAAGGATAATTGGAAATCGAGTTCTGTAACTTCGATAGCCGGTGTTGGAAGCGTGTTGAAGGTCCCCATATCATTGATCCAGCTTGGAGTAGCTATTTGTCCGATCGGTACTAATCTGTCCATTTGTCCATCTCCTCTATTGGTTTCTTATACTTAAAGTATAGGGTCTACCTCAAGATATCAAACTGAAAAGGTGTTTTTAGAATTTTTTAATTTGGGCTGTGAGCTTCTCTTCAACAGAATAGCGGATCTTCAATTCAGCATCTTCAGAAAGGCCAAGAGCTTTTCGAACATCTACCCGAGTTGGCATTTTGTGGTTCTCTTTTGGAGTTAAGAGCGTCGTAATATACCGAAGCTCCTTCTCTGATAAAAAACTAACTGTTTCATTAAAAGAAGCCATTTCGATAGGATCGTGGTCAGTGTTCCGAAGATCTATTACAGGTTCTGCAACAGCTCCGTCTTCATCAGAACTCCCAGTCCACACAGGTTCAACATTTTCTCTGAAAGATGCCCGAACCATGTCAGCGAAGCGATTTCTAAGGCCTGCTGTGATGAAGGTCTTAAGAGAAGCACCCCTCTCTGGATGGAACCATCTCCTGACCCACTCAACGCAGACAATGTACCCCTCCTGGCACAAATCGTCAAAGGAGTGTGGTGAAGGCTTGTGCATCTTGGTAAGAGCGATATACGCCATTGATTCCACTAAACCCTTATGTTCTAATACGATCTTTTCGTAATTAAGGGGTTCCAATTGTTACCTCCAGATCTATTTCGTTATCTATCATACTTATAGTATAAGGGCTACTTGCAGAAAATCAAACTAAAATCTGCAGGTTTCCAAGAAAATCTTTGTAGGACCATCAGTATAATAGGCCGTACTTAGGTTGGTAAGTAGAACAAAGGCCAAACATACATTTAGTAAGGAGGTAAGGTCATGATTCGCAAGTAGACGAGAAAATCGTCTTCAGGCTCGCGGGGTAGAGCAGTCTGGTAGCTCGTTGGGTTCATAGCCCGAAGGTCGGAAGTTCGAATCTTCCTCCCGCTGTTGGCACGAGTCGTTCAGGGATTACATTAGGACCCCGGTGGATCGTACCGGAAGACATAGGTGCAAGTCCTATCCGTGACCACAATACCGAGTGTAGCTCAGTTTGGTTTAGAGCGCTGCGCCTGGGACGCAGAGGCCGCCAGTTCGAATCTGGCCATTCGGATTTATGTCAAAAACACCTCTACAATTCGTTCTTACACCTCCGTTCTATATTGGTGAAGAAGTCTATGATGATTTAACCAGAGAGAATCACAAGGTCATTGGTATTCAGTATGAACTAGGCTATTGTAATCCTGGCCATCCTAATGTTTCTTCTTCTGGCTGTTGGGGGATCTGGATCGACTCAAAGTATGTGGGTGGTGGTCGACATCCCTGGGAAGTTACTAAGCTCTCCTTGATCTCTTCCAAATCCTTGTGGATAAGATTTCTTAGTTGGCTTTCTCTTAGATAAATCTTATACTATATATGTAGACAGTCAACTTATTTGGGAGATGTAACAAATGCTATTAGGTGTCGATATGATAGAGGCCCGGATGACTTTATCTGATGAATACGGCGTCTATCGGCAGTACCGAGTTCAAGCAGATAATATCCAATCGTTTCTGCTGATATCCTGTACTATTAAGTCGGAGGCCTTGACCTTCGGATCTGGTATTGCTGGTGTCCTGGGGGTTCCGTTTAGAAACGCAATTCCGATTGCGACTCCTGAAACCCGCACACCTGTAAAAGACGGTCTAGGTGCCGCAGCAACAGCTGGGTCAGCTTCTACCGGACCGAAGCAGAAGGTCATGGGGATCGGTGCTCAGATCAGATCATTCCTGGCCCAAGGCCTCATGGATTCTGACATCGTTGAGAAGCTCGTTCCGATGTATGTCTCAGCTGGTAAGACCGAGACAGTGGCCCGGAACCTTCTCAAGCCATACGTCGCTGAGATTCGGAAGCTGGAGGCCAAGAAGAGATTAGCATAAAAATCTCCTCTTGTAGAGAAGATAGCAGTATAATAACATGAAGTCAGTCAACCAAGGTCAATCAGGTTTAGTAGGAGGTTATCCGATGAATGAGAACACCAACACTGCCGATGCTGGCGCCGTCCAAGATCCGCCGGCTGCTGCTCCTGTTGAGCAGACCACGCCCGCTCCTGAGGTCATTAAGGCCACTCGTGCTGTTGGCGTGAAGGGCGTCACCAAGACCGCCCGTGAGATGAAGGATGCAGGGAAGAACCGTGCCGAAGTGGCCGCCGCCGTTACTGTCATGTATCAAGCTGCTGGTAAAGACGAGCAGAAGTCCAAGAATGCGGCTTCTGTCATTGTCTATAACATCTTCGGACCCGTAAAGCCCCATTTGATGCCGAATCCGGAGATCATCGTCTGATCCAGTTATGGGTGTAGATGCTGGTCGGGGGCTGTTGGTTGGAGTATGCTGGATCTACCAAAAAGTGTTAGACGGTACTCGAGACCAATAAATAACAGCCTCCATCCAGAATTTACTTAAGGTCACGTCAGAGTCGGTCGAACCAATAATAAGGTGGCCAACTTTTTCTTTGTCAACAATTGAAGGCAAAAATGAGTGGGGTGAATATGCCGAAGTGGTTCGCTGTCTTAGCCTTGGCCGCCGGACTTATATGGACGATCATGACGAGTCAGTGGTTCTGGGTGGTTCTGATGGGTGCTTTCGCAGCGTACTGCTTCTGGGGATGAATTGTTGGAGCAGTGGTCGAGAGGCTGATGACGATGGTCTTGAAAATCATCGTGTCGAAAGGCACCGGAGGTTCGAATCCTTCCTGCTCCGATATTAGGTAGTTATGAAACGAAAGAATAGCAAAACCGTAGGTGAAAGAACAGAAGGAATCATTCTATCTGAGTTCCTTAAACATGGAGAAGTTGTTCTTCTTCCTTTTGGGGATAATCAGAGCTATGATTTGGTTCTTGATCAGGATGGGAAGTTTCTTCGTGTGCAGTGCAAAACTGTACACCTTGAAAACGGATGCATCACTTGTCCAACGCACAGAGATAATTGGTATCGAAAGACACACTATTCATATCAAGGTGAAATAGATATATTTGCTTTTTACTGTGTTGAAAATCAAAAAGTGTATATTATTCCGATTAATCTCGTGAGTTCTCTTCAGAGTATTACTCTTCGTATTGATCCTTCTCGGAATAGTCAAAAATTGAAGGTTAGATGGGCTACAGAATTTGAGTATTATTAAATCGGCCAAGTGGTGTAATGGCAGCCACGTCAGTTTTAGAAACTGGTGCGAAAGCGTATAGGTTCGACTCCTATCTTGGCCATTTAGTTGAAGAGTGATAAATATAGATCACTTCGGAAGTCTTGACTGGCGGCTCCGTCGTAATAACGGTCGTCATTCTTCAACATGGACCTATATCTCAATAGGCAGAGAGCACGCCTTATAAGCGTGAAATCAACGTTCGAGTCGTTGTGGGTCCACTATCGGCCAAGTGGCGGAACAGGCAGACGCATCGGTCTTAAAAGCCGCTTCTCTTCGGAGAGTGTGGGTTCGACTCCTACCTTGGCCATGCCGAAGTAGCTTAACGGTGAAGCACTGGTTCTGTAAACCAGCGACTGTGAGTCCGAATCTCACCTTCGGCTTTGTGGCCGTAGTGTAGTGGCAGCACAGCAGATTGTGATTTTGCGAGAGCGGGTTCAAATCCCACCCGTCAACTTACTTTAGGAGATGACTATGAGATTCGGATTAGATTATGATGACCCACGTCGTGTAGCTAAAGACCCCTTTAGAAGTTGGCAGAGGTGGTTTGCTTGGCGTCCGGTGCAACTTAACAATGGAGTTTGGGTGTGGTGGGAAACGGTGGAGTATAAATTAGAGGACCGCTATGTCGGAACCGACGTACACTATCGGCTACTGAGTAAGAGAGGTAGAGAATGATTTATCATTGCTACAAAGATCACAGGTTCCAGGGCTCCTCGGACAAAATTATCGACCAAGCTCTTGAGATCATCCTAAAATACGTGGGCGAGGGATATGATCTAACCCTTCGCCAACTATACTATAGGTTTGTTGCAATGGATCTGTTTCCGGATGACCGCAAGTGGGCTAAGCTCCCCTCCGGTCGATGGGTTCGTGATGAGAATGGTACGAAGAATGCTGATCCAAACTACGACTGGTTGGGGATGATCATTAACGATGGTCGTCTGGCCGGACGTATTCCCTGGGATACAATTGTTGATCGAACTCGAGAGATGTGCCAGAACTCCCACTGGGACGGTCCTGAACAGATCATCAAATCAGCAGCCCAGAGCTTCCGAGTTGACACACGTGATACCCAGCCCACTTACATTGAGGTCTGGGTTGAGAAGGAGGCACTCATCGGAGTGCTCGAACGGGTGTGCCAAGACCTAGATGTTCCTTACATGGCCTGCCGTGATTATGTGAGCCAGAGCACGATGTGGCAGTCCTCACTCAGATTTATACAGGCTGAAGAAGCGGGGAAGACCTGTCATCTACTCCATTTAGGTGACCATGATCCCTCAGGCATTGACATGACAAGAGACATCCAGGATCGCCTAGATATGTTCAACTCCTGTGTCATAGTCCAACGCATTGCTCTGACAATGGACCAGATTGATCAGTACCAACCTCCGCCGAATCCTGCCAAGATCACTGATAGCAGATCGACCTCATACATTGCTGCGTATGGGGACGAGTCCTGGGAACTCGATGCTTTGGAACCCCAGGTCATTCATGCTCTTATCACCGAGGAAGTGAGCACCCTAACTAATGAAGAGGCTCTGCAGAGTAGAATAAATGAGCAGTCATTCGGTACCAAAATGCTCAACGGTGCGGCTCGGGGCTGGGAAAGGATCGTAAAGATGTTGGAGAAAGGAATCAAATGATCACACGTCGGCAAGGTGAAGATCTAGAAATTGACTTCTTTCGAGGAACAGTTATAATTGGTCACGCATTCAACACCGGAACCAAAAAAAAGATTCAACTCCAGGTCTATATAGCCGATTACACTCAACATATTGAACTGGTTTCTTTCAACGAAGCTTATCTTTGGATAGTTGAGAAATTGCAAGAGAATATCATTTTGGAGGTGTAGCTTAATTGGCAGAGCGTTGGCTTTCCATGCCGGCTGTTGTGGATCCGCCATCACCTCCTTTGTTCCAACAGTATAATAACTCACAGGTGTTTTAGTGACCAAAACCCAACTCCAAGTCAAGTATCCTAAATTCACTGTTAAGAGTGAACCAGCTCAGAGCTGTTCTATATGCCGGGGCACTGGTGAATTTATAAACGGTTTGAAGGACACCCACCTCTGCATGTGCACGTGTCTTTCTGGAGATGAGAAAGGACGAGTTATACTCGTAAACCTCTTCCAAGATTTTGTAAGCTCAAAGCTTACTAATCCGAGACCATCACCACCAAATGATCAGAGTATAATTACTTAAAGATTAACTAAAACAACCAAATAGGAGTACAAAATGAACCTCGGTGGACTAAAAAAGCTGGCATCAACAATTGGAGCAAAGGTCTTCGACGCAGCAAGAGATCCGCGACCGACTGCTGGACGCCATGTTGAATATACTAATCGGATGCGAACGGTTGTAGTGGTCAAGGAGAAAAAGAATTCGGTTCAGATTAAGTGCTGGACTTGTGGTTACTTGGTCTGGGTCAAAAAAGGCTCTCGTTGCCACACCATTGGCCTCTGTGGCTCGTGCATTGCGACCTTTGATGAGAAGTCCGATACCACTCTCGTACAGATTAAGTAGGAGACCTCCTCGTGGATCTATTTGACCAGTATGCTGAATTAGCTTTTCAAACTGGTCCCGGTTTTAAGAACCCTGTCAAGCCCACTCAAATTCTACAGGAGCTTGGGTGGGCTGCCGACGTTGGGCCATTCATCCGCGATGCAGTTCAACACTTCATTCAACAACACATCGAAATCTCAAACAATTCTTCTTCAGATGCCCTCCGAGATACATATCACACCAAGTTTGAAAAGCTCTTTAATATAGGAGTTTTTTCATTCGAAGTAAGCATCACAGATGAAAACATCGTAGTTAATCTCCAGGTCTGGAACGGCAATCAGTATGAGCTCGCCTCTGACATTCTAAACAGAATTTTCCCTGCTGAACCCCCACGCGAATATGACCTATTAGAGGGCATGGAGCCCGGCGAGTGACGCCTCGAGACCTAAGCCCCTCCCAGGATGGTAACTCACCTCAGGGCACCAAGCTCCCGGCGAGCAATAACCGATTTCACGTAGTTACAGGAAGGTCCTATATGGATTCGAAACACTGTAGTCACTTGTGCTTAGTAACTTGGCAGCCCCTCATTTCGCCATTAGCCCGTCTTCTATACGTGATAATCAATGATGCAGTAGAAGTCCGGGGGTTCTGTGATCTACCTAACAACACACTTGGGGGGCTATTAAGCAAATCTTCTACGCCACTAGTCCGGGCGAAACTCAGAGAGTTAAAGGACTGGAATCTGATACGCATCGAAGGACGAAAAGATAGAAAGATCTACTGCACATTCGCTGAGCCCGTAGATCCTTTACAAGGGGTTAGGAGATGTACGGAAGAAGTGAAAAAAGATCTTTTTCCTTCACAGTGCCCCAGTGGTGTTTCAAGCGCTGTTTGGAAGAGAATAAAAGAGCTTAAGAGTACATCCTTTCCACCAAAAAAAGACAATGAATTATTCATCATTATGAATCAGGAAGAGGTATAATCTATGCTAGTTGAAACTCCTTATGTTATAGCTCTTGATCAGCTTTCACAATATGAAAATCTTTCCTATGAAGCCTTTGGACTTCTTCTTAGGCTGTTGGCAAAAAATAGAGAAGAAGTTTTTCGTGATGAGATGCTTCGTAAAGACTGCGGTGAGACGAAGTTAAAGCGAATCACTGATGAGTTAATTCAAGAAGGGCATCTATTCTTTCATCGTGTCTATTATAGACATCAGTGGTACTCCCTTTGGTTGGTATCATCTATAAGGAGGACCCCGCAAGAATTTCAGAACTCTAGAACATTTGAGTTTTTAGTAAATCAGTTGATTTTAGATAGAGAAGAGGTTAGTAGAGAGGACTCAAATATGCACACAGTAGATGTATCACCAAATCCGGGAAACCCGGATATAGTATTATTAAGTAGTGATATTATCTCTTGTGGTAGTAATAACAATACTAATAACAATATATATCCGGGAAACCCAGATGCCAATGCTCCTACCGTAACGCCGGTTCAGGTTGTTAACAAGAAGGTTTATGGTCATTCTACTGATCCGTATATCCTATCCAGTTGGCTATTAGAAAGAATTGAAACTGGTCCTCTACCTAATGTCCACAAACGAAGGACTGGGACAGAATGGCAGAAGGAGAGTTTTCTTCAGAAATGGGCTTATCATTTTGATTTATTGTTGAGGGTAGATAAGATAACATCTGAAGATGTTGTGAAAGTTCTTGAGTGGACTCAAGACCACAAATTCTGGAAGAAGAATGTGTTATCTGCAGAGAAATTTCGTAAAGAGTTCTTCCGGTATCAAGATCTGATGAATGATGAGCAAGGAAACGCTCCTACGGTCAAAGATGATCCGAACCCTCAACTCACAAAGGAGCTACTGGGCACCTTCCGCAAGCTAATTAACAACCCGTCCTTCCAGCCAAACAGTGATGATAAGAACAAGCTCATTGACGCCTCGGTTAGATGTGAGCGGTTCTTTAGGCACAAAGAACAATGCGAAAGAGATACTTGGGCTGAGCTTCTTCTTGAGTGTCTTGAGAGAGCATATATCAATGTGGGCCACGATGTTTTTATAGGACACATGTGGGGTGATTTCACTTGGGATCAACTGATGCCACAGTACATTGCCCAGTGTGGCCTTCAGTAGAGTATAATTATTGGTTAGTGAAAAAAGCCTGGAATCACGAACTTAACTCAAGTGGAGGTACAAAGAACATAGTGAATAAGAAAGCTCAGATCACCCAACTGCAGAAGGAGCTGGAGAAATTTCGCAAGGAATTCTTCCGGTATCAAGATCTGACCTCTCAGTTGTCTGAGTCCACACATAACATGTATATTTTGCAGTGCGAGACCAATACAGCCCTGCAGGACGCTGATGTTCGTAGCAAGGCCATCCTCAAAATCATTGCGAGAGTCACTGCCAGAGAGGTCTCAACTCCGTACATTGTTCTGATTCTGACTGAGCTCGGGACCACAGTTCCGGAACAACTCATCAACGCTGTCAACTCTGTCTGTAAGCCATTGATAGAGAAGGCTCAAGTAGCAGAGCAAGTTGTCAGTTCAGAAGCTCTTCGTTACTTGATTGAGAGCTTGGACGCTGATACCTACTTGCAGGTCACTACCTTCCTTCAAACTAATCAGAAGATCCATGCCATCAAAGAGTTTCGGAATGCCACGAAATGCTCGCTGTTTAATGCGAAGAACGCTGTCGAACTGATTCAGAGGGATACTGCCCGTGCCTGAAACTGTTGTCTCACAAGGGATTCAAGATTCTTTCGTGCTTCTGTCAATCCAGGACACGAAGTTCCTACAGGCCGCAAGGCCTGTGGTCAAGATTACGTATTTCGCCTCTGAAATCACAGCAAATCTAGTCCAGCTATGTTACAACTTCTTTGACCAGTTCAAGGTAGCACCTGGAGCTAATTTCAAAGACGAAGTTCTCCACTTCCTCCAAAGTAAAGATCCTGAGAAGCAAAAGCTGTACCTGGCGTATTTTGATAAGGTACAGGCCATTGAAAAGCCTAACGTTCCCTACGTTATTGCTTCTATCAACAAGTTTGTTCAGTCCCGGGAACTCGAAAAAGGTACTATCCAGGTCGTACAGTTGGCTAAGGAGGGGAAGTTCTTAGAAGCCCGCAGTGTGATGCAGACCATGCTCAGGGCTGGCATTCATTCAGAAGAGGTTGGGCTCAAGTACTTTGAAGCCGGCCTTCCTACTTATCTACAACCCCACCGTTCAAACGAGAAATTGATGGGGACTGGACTCGGAGCTATTGATTCCAAATTCTCAAGGGGTCTTTGTCGTACCGATTTCGTATGTATTCTTGGTGGATATAAAGGAAAGAAGTCTTGGGGCTGTACTCACCTCGGGTGTGTAGCCCTGAAAGCAGGTCTTCGAGTTGTACACATCACACACGAACTATCATTGGAAGATACTGAGAAGCGATACGACATGATGCTGGGGGGTTTCGCACAATCGACCGAGTATCTAACACAGCAGGTCACGATCGAGAATGTCAATGATGCTGGGGAGACCCAGTCAACAGACGTTTTTGACATCCCTACGGTCGCAGATATGATCAAGGTCCAAACTGTCAGACATACGGTTAGGCGGTTTGGTGGACAACTTATCATACGCAAGTATCCAATGGGCACTTGCACAATGGACGAAATTGATCGATATTTGGACTACCTTGAGACTTTTGAGGGGTTCATTCCGGATGTAGTGATCAATGATTATGTTGAAAAAATGAAGCTGCCAGTTCAGAACCGGTGTGACTTTATCAACGAGATGTATATTCGAAGCAAAGGCATCGCCGATGAGCGGAAGCTCCTGATGATTACGGTCAGCCAGGTCAAACGAGAAGCCCTCCGGAAGCATAAGCTGGATCAGAAAGATTTCGCAGAAGACATCCGGAAGCTGGGGAACACCGACCTTGTATATGCGATCTCACAAACAGAGCAGGAAGCACAGAAGGGCCGAATGCTTTGGTGGGTTATGGCAAGCAGACATGGAGCCATGGACTACGGAGCACTTTTTAGTCAGAACTTAGATATTGGACAATTTCATATTAAAGATTGGAGCTACACTACTGTTCAATCTCGGCCGGATACCCCTACAGGTGATAGGTGATGAAGAGCAATATGGGTAGACCTAAAGGTCAGAAACATAAAGATGATTGTTCTTGCATTTCTTGTAGATCTAAACGTGGTGAGATTTGCCCTTCTCACAAATTAGATTGTATGTGTGTTGTTTGTAGAATACGAAGAGGTGAGCCACCATTAACTGGTTGGTCTCTTTCTGAAGACACACGAAGAAAGCAAAGAGATGTACACAGAGGAAAACATCTCTCTTCTGAAACTTGTAAAAAGATTGGTGCTGCTAATAAAGGAAGAATTCGTTCTCCTGAAGAAAATAAGAAAAGAGGAGATAGCAATAGGGGGAAACATCATTCACCTGAAGCGTGTAAGAAACAAGGTGATGCTAAGCGAGGAGATAAAAACCCTTCTAAACGACCTGAAGTTCGTGAAAATTTGAGGGTGAAGACAAAACAACTCTGGCAGGATCCTGAATTCGTGCAGAAGCAGATGAATTCTCGTCATGTAGCTCAGAACAAGACTGAAAAGTCCCTTCAATCTTTAATTGACCAAATCACTACAGGATTCCAGTTTACCGGAGATGGTCAGAAAATCATCGCTGGCAAGTGTCCTGACTTCGTCAACGAAAAGCGAAAGCTAATTATTGAACTCTTCGGTGACTATTGGCACTCTCAGAAGATGACAGGCATTCCTGAAAAACAGCATGAACAAGAAAGAATCAAATTGTTCGAATCCGCAGGATACAAAACGCTGATGATCTGGGAGCACGAGCTGAATGATGTTCAGAAACTACTACAGCGTCTTAATAACTTCTTTTCCGAATAAGGCATGAATAAGATGAGTAATCTCTACGTCATTGATGGAACTTTTTACATCTACTCAGGAGCTTGCGCTCCGATGATGAAGTTGACCACCCCCTCAGGAGAACCTACCACTGGAACATATCTTTTTACAGGTGAGATGCTGAAACTTCTTACCCAGAAGCGACCGGACATGATTATCGTGGCGCTGGACTCGCATGCGAAGCCAACATTCCGTAAAGAGATTTACGAGGGTTACAAAGGTACCAGAAGTGAGCGACCTGATGGTCTTGATGTCCAGATCAAACGTTCTAAGGAGATCATGGGGGCCTTAGGTGTGAAGGTGATCGAGACCCCAGGCTTCGAAGCAGATGACATTATCGGCACAGTGGCTACGATGGGCGAGAAAGCTGGTCACCAGGTCATCATCTGTACACGGGACAAAGATCTTCTTCAACTGGTCACACCTAATGTGACGATCTGGGAGATAAAGTCGGGACAGACGACCGATGTTGTTGGTGTGAAGGAGAAGTGGGGAATTGAGCCAATACAGCTAGTTGATTTTCTCGCTCTCCAAGGAGACCCTGCTGATAACATTCCAGGAGTTCGCGGCATTGGTCCCAAGAAGGCTGTTGATCTGATTCAGCGGTTTGGTTGTATTGAGAGTATTTATGAAAAGCTTCACATGGTTACTGGTAAGCTCCGGGACACACTCTTCGAAGGTAAGAACATGGCATTGCTTAGCAAGAAGCTGGCAACGATAGTTCGGGACGCTCCAATTGATACTACACTCGAAGACATGATATGGCGGGGTCCAACGATGTCAAAGATCGTGCCATTATTTAACGAACTAGGGTTCAGAAAACACTTGGCCACAGTTCAAGGGAACTGGAGATGAACTACGAAACTTGGTTGAAGCTACTGAAAGATGAGGACATAGAGGTTCGAAGGCATCGTCAGTTGTGGAACAGAATATGTTTCGCGATCAAGAGAAATGCTCGGAATCAAACAGAAGCTATTGGATTTGATGTTATTCACTTGCTGGGGGACTATAAGATTGTGGATAGCTCGACACAAGTCCCTGTGACCAATTGGCATCCGAACTACGAAGCTGTACTTAAAGAACTTCAGAGCTGCGTATTATGAGGGGTGAAGCTGATTTCAACTGGAAGGGTCTGAAGCTCGAAGGTCTTCAATGGGCTTTCGAGCATATGAAGTTCAAGCGGCCTCCCCGTTGGCATCAGTTGGTCTCTTTAGCTTTTGCAGCAGATAAGCAAAGGGCGGGATTTTGGCATGATGTGGGAACCGGAAAAACCTTAGCTGCCTACTGGACATCTCAGATGTGGGGCTGTAAGAAGATTTTGGTGATCTGCCCAGGAGCCGCTCTTGGATCCTGGATGGGTGATTCTCAATGGACGGATTACATAGCTCAGATTGTTTCAGGTACAACTCCTGAACGCAAACTCAAGATTGGTACCACAGATGTCTCAGTTGTGCAATATGAGTGGCTGAAAACCATCTATGGACGTTTTTCTCCTAGAATTAGAGGGGGAGAGGTGGTAGGAAAATCAAAAGAGTGGATAGTTGATTTAGGATCATTCACTCAGGATTTTGACTGTATTATTTTTGATGAAATTCACCGATGTAATACTAATTGTTCACTTCAATCAAAGATTTGCTTGGAACTGAGCAAGAGAACAAAACACGTTATTGGACTCAGCGGTACACCTGTAGATAAGAATTTGTTCGAGCTGTTTCATATTCACAAGGTTCTTGATCTCGGTTCAACTTTCGGGTGGAACTTCTGGCGGTTTCGATTTGATCACTTTCATCAAGAGGACTTCGAGTGGGTGCCCAGGGATGGAATGGAGAAAGCAATTCTGAAAAAATGGTCGGGGGTGTCCCTCAGTTTCAAACGAGAGGAATGTTTTGATCTACCTGAGTGCCAAGAGGAAGTGGTTAGGGTTCCCTGCTCTGAAGAGTTCGAGATTTTGGAGGAGCGGATTATTGGAAAGAAGTCTATTCGGGTGGGCGGTAGCTCTCTCGTGTTTCCTCAAGCATCTGTTCAGGCTTCAAAACTTAAACAGCTTACTGATGGTTTTATCTATCTTGCACAGGAGGATGGTGGAAGAGAAGTATATAGATTGAAAGAAAACCCTAAGCTGGAAGCTCTGATGGAACTCTTCGATGGTGGTATCAAAACTATTGTATTCCATGAGTTCCAAGAGGCAGGGGATCTCATTGCAGAAGTCCTTCAAGAGAAAAACATTAAGTTCGTTAGATTCAAAGGAGGAATCACTCCGGAGGAGCGACTCTCTTATGAGAAGGCCTTTCAAGAGGATTTAGCTGTTCAAGGGGCGGTTGTCCAAATTAGTGCTGGAGGTGAAGGTTGGAACGGGTTTGCTGCTGGTATGGTCGTGTTCTACGATATCGTGGCATCACCTAAAATTAGAAAACAGTGTATTGGGAGAATGCTTCGAAGTGGGCAGGTCAAGAAGACACTAGTTGTCGAACTTGTGATGCAGTATAGTATTAACGAAGTTACAAAGCTTAATCAGTTTGAACGTAGATCTTCAGTGGAAGACCTTATGGATTACATCCGTAGTTACAAAAGAAGACATAATGAGGAGAGATTAGATGGATAAGGAGATGATGGAGCAGGGTGTGAAGATGTTTCTTGAAGGTCTTGGTCTTAGTCTTGATGACCAGCACTTGAAGAAGACGCCAGAGCGTGTGGCCAGAGCCTGGGGGGAAGAGTTTGGCAATGGATATCAACTGACCCCAAAAGATGTTCTGACCGTAGAATTTAGTGAACCGGACTCTACCGATGGACTAGTTATCGTGAGAAACATTCCATTTTACTCCCACTGTGCCCATCATCTGGTTATGTTTGATGGAGTGGCTAATGTTGGATACCTTCCGAAGAATGGGCGGATTACAGGAATCTCGAAGCTGGCTCGAGTAGTGGACATGTATGCCCACCGTCTTCAGGTACAAGAACGTCTGACCTTTCAGGTGGCGAAGTGCTTATATGAAGGTCTGGGTGCTCGAGGGGTGGGGGTGATTATGACGGCTCAACATGCTTGTATGACTTGTCGCGGAGTGAAAAAACCTGGATCGGAAACAGTTACCAGTACACTTCTGGGGGAGATGCAAACCGATTCACAGCTCCGAAATGAATTCCTTACCCTTTGTTCAAATAGGTGAACCAGTATAATACCTTGAAGGACTTGGTTTATACTGGAGAAATGATGAGTTCGAAAAACAAGAAGATCTTGCGAGCAGGTCCTAAACGTACATTCAGCAGAATTCAAGCATTTCCTAAGAAGGTGTTCAAGGAAATAGTAACTTGGGATATCCAGACGGCAATAGCTCGAAAGCAGATTGAAGAGGCGTTTCCTGATCCTGGGGAGCGCTTGAACTATTTGAATTCTCTTATAGAGGCCATGGGCCCGGAGGAGTAAAATGAAGAAGATTCCAAGTAGAGAAGATGTAAACCTTGCAATCTCCTACGTAGTTGGAATTCCTGTGAAGATCTTGGTTGAAAAGTTCCTATTCAGAACTATTGAGGAGATACAAGGATTTACTCGCGGCCTATCTCCATGGGAACTAAATGATATTAAGAGTCCAGGCCCAGCAAATTGGATCTTCTAAAGGGGATGTAATGCTCACCAAATCTGAAACCAACAACGCTATTATCGTCCGACTCAACAACGTCCGTAAGCATCCGAACGCTGACCGATTGAAGCTGGCGACAGTCCTTGGGACTCAAGTGGTCGTAGGTGCAGATGCTGAAGATGGGCAGTTGGTCGTATACTTCGATTCCAATTTAGCTCTCTCCTCACAATATCTCAAGGCCAATAATCTATACTCCAATAAGGAGATGAATGCTGATCCTGAGAAGAAGGGCTACTTTGGCAGGAGTGGGCGAGTTACGGCTCAGCGATTTCGAGGTGAAATTTCAAACGGATATGTTGCTGAGATCAAAACACTCTTAGTTGGCTCTCTCAGCTGGATTGATTATGATTTGCTAACTGAGGGTGTTGAGTTTACTCACATCCATGGAGTGGAGATCTGCCACAAGTATGTCATCGTGGTTGGTGCTCCCAGCACTCCTGGTAACAAGTCCAAACCTTGTCCGGCTGAGTACTTCTGGCGTCACTGGGATACCAAGCAACTGATGCGGGAATCTGATACGATTCCTGCAGGACCAATTCGCTTGGAGGAGAAGATTCACGGCACATCAGGCCGCACAGGCAACCTTCTCTGTAGCACAGGCAAGCGCTGGTGGCAGTTCTGGCGTCCTGCAAAGGAGTACAGAGTCATCAGTGGCACCCGCCGAGTCGATGGAATCAATGGTCACATCTCTGAAGTCCGTCATCTGGTTGAAAAACAGGCCGCTCCGCACATTCACCAAGGTGAGCAGATCTACTATGAGATCTATGGATATGCTGGTGGTACTCGAATTCAGAAATTGTCTGACTATGGTGTTCAAGTTGGAAACTACAAAGTCCTTCTGTACCGAGTTACTATTACCACACCAGATGGACAGTGCTACGACCTCTCACGTAAGCAAGTTGATAGAAGAGCCGAAGAGCTTGGTCTTGAGAAGCCTACAGTTCTTTGGGAGGGATGGTATAACAACGGCGTAGATCTTATAGAGAGTGTGGGATCTGTGTGTGTAGATGTTATTGAACTTCTCTGCTTTGCAGATGGGAAGTCAACTCTTGACGCTGCTACTCTTCGGGAAGGATTGGTTCTTTGGTTCCAACGACAAGACGGCACGTGGACTTGCCTTAAGCACAAATCAGCTGAATTTCTGATTGCTGAGAGCAAGATGAATGATGAAGGTGTTGGTGATGTTGACGATAGTTTATAAGGAGTGCTTCCATGGATCATGAAGACGAGATTTTCTCAGAAGCTATTGAGAAGAAGGTTGTAGACATTGCTGAATTTATACAGAAGCTTCCGGATGAGCGGAAACATGAGGCTACTTGGAGAATTGTGTGGGAAGCCATTAACTGGGGCTCATGGAATTATTTTGATGCTATAGGCATGCTGGAGGATATCAAGCTTGATTTTCGAGAAACTTCCAAACAAATAGAACAGGAAGATGAAGACAAGGAAGAAGATTCTTCTGATAAAGAAGAGGGAGAAGATCCGTTATGCTGAAAGTTCAATCAATTTTCAGAAGCCTTGATGGTGAAGCGAATGGATATGATGGAGCTGGTCAGGTCTCAACTTTCATTCGTCTTCGAGGTTGTAACTTAAAATGCAAATACTGCGATACTTCATATGCACAAGATTCAGATGGTGGAACAAAGATGACGGTGCAAGAGATTTTTGATCAAGTGAAAGATCAAAAGGTTACACTTACAGGTGGTTCGCCACTGCTTCAGGGTGAGGAGGTCGCAACTCTGCTTGCTCTTT